ATAATGGTCCTAATTTCCTATGATTGAATTAGAAGATATTGATAGGATTCATAAACTGTTTCCCGTTGAAATTATGCAGTTCAAGTGCCCCGATCATATTGTTGGTCAAGCACTTGATTTGTTGTATGATGAAGAGTTGGGAATGCACAATCTCGGCACTACAGTATACACTTCTCGGGGAGATTTACATACCAGACCTGAGTGGACAGAGGTATGTAATTTTATTCAGGAATGTCTGAACAGATGGATGGTTCACTATCAACTCTATTGTGATGAGTTGACTCTATCTCTTATGTGGGCAGTGTTTTCTAAGGCAAGATCAGGTGGTGGGCATCCGATTCACCGACATCCTATGTCTGCTGTTTCTGGAGTCTTGTATTTGACTGATGGTGTCTCTACTATCTTTCATGATCCTGTTACATCTAGGAATACTGATACATTAGAAGTGCTTCGCAATGATGGATGGTATCCTGAGGAGACAATCGCAGCAAAACGTGGTAAACTAATATTATTCCCTGGTTGGTTATTCCATAGTTCTGAAGGAAATGATGGTGAGGACAGATGGGCAGTGTCCTTCAATAGTATGCCTACTGGTGATGTAAATAACACTGCTCAAGACTACCCTATGGCAAGGATTAAAGTATCATGAAATGTAAAGTGACACTATACGTGGCAGGTAAAACCTTTGATGAGGTAGTACATGCAAAAGACTATGCTGATGCAAAGAAGACTGCCCTAGCACGTAATCCTACGGCACAAGTTATTGGTGTAAACCGTGTGTTTGATGGAGAATGAGCAAACTAAAAACTCCTCTGCGGTATCCTGGCGGCAAGTCCAGAGTATCGCCTCAACTGATGAAATGGATACCCCAAAATGTTCAGGAGTATCGTGAACCGTTCTTGGGTGGTGGATCCATGGCGATTGAATTCACTAAACAGTTCCCTGATGTCCCTGTATGGGTCAATGATAAGTATGAATACCTTTATGATTTTTGGATTACACTTCAAAATTATGGTGATGAACTGTCTGATGTTCTTCAGGCAACTAAACTGGAACACCCTACTGAAGATCTGGCACGAGAACTCTTTAATAGTGCAAAGGAGGAGATTCGGGAGGCGGACACTTTTCGCAAAGCTGTGCTTTTTTGGGTTCTTAACAAGTGTAGCTATAGCGGGTTGACCGAGAACTCTGCTTTCTCTGCTAGTGCATCCAGACAGAACTTTACTGTACGTGGTGCCAAAGCATTGAAAGAATATTCAGACATGATTCAGCACTGGCAGATCACAAACGATGATTATGCTGATAGTATGTCTGCACCTGGTGAGGATGTATTTGTATTTCTTGATCCACCCTACATGATCAACTCATACTTGTACGGAACTGACGCAGGATTGCATAAAGGATTTGATCACAATCTCTTTGCAGATAATTGTAAGATCTGTCCACATAATTGGATGGTAACCTATAATGTAAAGGATGAGATTGAAAATATGTTTGAAGGTTTCCATCAACGTAACTTCAAGATCACATACGGCATGCAGCATCGCCGCAATAATAGAAAGAATGAACTGCTAATTACTAACTACGACGTAGAACCACCCACTCCTATCGATTTGCTCTATGCATGAATACCCACTCAAAGACTATCTCAACAGCATCAACCTAAAGCAGGGTGATCTCTCTACAGATGAGAGAGCGATGAAGAAGTATCCAGCATATGTAATTAATAAATGTCTTAGTGGTTTCCTAGACACATGTATGCATGCCAACATGATGAATGGTATGGCACATTTAGAAAACGATCTTCAATACCAGTATTTTATACATAGTGTTAGGAAATCCAAGCGATTCTCTCCTTGGCAGAAGAAGGAGTCTCACTCCGACATCGAACTTGTGAAGAAATACTATGGTTATAGTTATGAAAAAGCGGAACAAGTCATGCGTATTTTGACAAGAGAACAACTTGAGGTTATTAAAATGAAACTCGATACTGGAGGAAAGAGATGAGTGAAGAGATCAAGTGGTCTCAAGACTTGATGTTGGAAGTTACCCTCCGCGAACCAGATGATTTCTTGAAGGTACGCGAAACGCTCACACGAATTGGTGTTGCATCTAGAAAGGAGCGTAAACTTTATCAGTCTTGCCATATCCTGCACAAGAAAGGAAAGTATTACATCGTTCATTTCAAAGAACTGTTTGCTCTTGATGGAAAGAGTACGAATATTTCTGAGAATGATCTACAACGTAGAAATAGAATATCAAAACTACTATCTGACTGGGGTCTAATCTCTATCGTAGATGAACTGGGGGAGGATGAACTCGCACCTCTCAATCAAATCAAAGTTCTGTCCTACAAAGATAAGGGTGAGTGGACTCTGGAAAGTAAATATAATATCGGTAAAAAGAAACAGGCGGTAGAGGTTACATAAATACCTCTGCCTTGATTCTACTACATATGGAAGACAATAAGTCTCCAAAAGTAGAGAAGGATCATGATGATGAAGACAAAAGTGAAGTTCTTGGTAATTTGGTAAAAGTTGTAGTCCTTATTTGGTCTGCATCCCTTCTCACTTTTTCATACGTTCGCTTGCCGAACGGTCAAAAGATTTTAGATTTTGATCCCACGTTCATCGCCTCGGTGTTTTCTGGAAGTTTAGCTGCGTTTGGCCTCAGTCCTGCCAAGAACGGATCTGCTCCAAAGAAAGCACCACCTATCGGTAAAAAGGAGGAACAACCTAATGCAAAAAGTAATTAACGCACTCGCTATAGTGTCATTCGTTGGTGTTGTAGGTATCGTCGGTGGCGGTACCTATGTGTATATCCAACGCGATTCCATAAGGGAATCAGCAATAGAAAAGATCACCAAGGCTGCTACTGAAGCAATCGCTGGTGCTCTCCCTGGGTTAATCGATTCTAAGATGCCCGCAATGCCTGAGGCAACTGGTCCTGCACTGCCTACAATGCCATGAACAAACTCAAGATTGCTGCCATTTCAGTTGGTGGTGTAGTTGCCTTTGCACATATTGGTTTGCTTGGATATGTATTCCACAGACCAAGACAACCTCAAATCCCTCAGGTTCCTACTATTAACATCCCAAGTGGAACTCCTTACTCTTCATATAAAGTTGAAGCAAGTAAGGATGGATATAAGATTGAGTACAAAGCAAACGATCCTGCTATTCTAGAATCCCAAAGATCTCTAATCCTTGATAAGGATAAGAAAGGAATGTTTGGCGGTAGTCATGAGAAACGTAGTGAGTATCGTCAAGATCAATACACCATGGATGGCACCCGCAACATGGGAGGTGGGACTACAGAGCAGGGAAAGTCTGCAAAAGAAGTAGAGTGCATCGTGGCGGACGCTGGAGCACGATCACAAGGTGCAATGGCAGGTAGTGCTATCGCTGCTGGTGTTGCCGTTCCTGCGCTCTCTGGTGTACCTTACATTGGATGGTTAGCAGGTGGATGGGCACTGCTTCTAGGACAGAAAGCAGGTTCAGAAATGGGTTCTCAAGTAGGACAAGTATTTAATGATTGCTAATGGAAATACCTGAGGTGAATGTAGGTAACATTGGCATACCTGCAACTGTTATCAATGATATTCCTTCGGTGCCTAAGTGGTTGACATCAGATCCACCACAGGCGATCCCTGTATACCCACCTGTGACATCGCAGGTGGGTGTTCCTATTGTAGACATGCCTGGCTGTGTAGAGGCACACGAACAAAATAACGAGAAGAACAATAAACTTGTAGAGAATGACCCTAAGGGTGTCAAGGTATACTGTGATGCTGGTGTGCCTTCGTTTAATGCGATGGATTACAACAAGGATGACCTAGAGTTTACGGGTCCTCCAGTGACGCCACCAAAGTTAAAACAACCACCACCACAAACGGAAACCCCACCACTAGACTCGGTGCCAAAACAAACCACACCGCCTGTGACAGCAGTGACGGAGAAGGAAGAACAGTGTGAGTATTACAAAGAACTGTTAGCAAGTGATCCACGGTGTGTACAACCAACGTTTACTGAGAAATATCTACCACCAATAGAGATGGTAACGACTACAGCAACGATTGCTGTAGTGGCAACTTCAACTGCTATCTTTGCGAAACCTGTTGCAGACCTTTTACTGAAGGTAATCAAACCAACAGTCAAAAAAGTATTGAAAAAGGTGAAAGAAAAACTAGGAAAGAAGGTTAAGGCTGAGTCTGTTTATGAACGTCGGAAGTGGCAGAGGGAACTGAGGAAGAAATAGAGTGAACGTGTGGTTGTACCTGTGAAGGTGGTGCTACTACCTGTACATCTGCACATATAGATGCATATGGTGTACCAGGTTTGAAGCGAATTCCAGACTGTAAAAGTTCACCACAATTCTTGAGTCTCGCGATCTCAAAATCTAATCTTTTATTTGCATGCATTTGATTCATCAATGCAATATTTGCTGCAGCAGCATCCTTACACTGTTGTTGTAGTTCTTTGTCCAATGGTTTAGACCATGTGGCAGAGAATCCTATACCGATACTATAATTATCTTTCTGTCCAGTTCTTGTCGGAACGTGATATAAAATATTTCCTGGGTTGTCTAATGAACCGTCCTCATCTAGGTCCCTCATATCATATACAGGGTCCATATAGTATGGTTCATATGGTTTCTGTGCTGATGCCGTTCCTGTTACATACGGCGTAAAATTCATGGTCGGTCCTTGACACTGAATACCGTTTCCGTATGTGTTAGTGATATAAGGACCCTGTAAAACCTGGATAGCTTGGTTGGTCACTGAGCCAGAGCTATTCGCGATTGGACTTGCAGTCGCAGAAACACCTCCAACGGTCTCAGCACGTACAGGTACCTGTGGCAGTAGTAATGCTATTACTGGGAGAATATACTTGTAGTGTCGGTTACGCTTGTAACCTCGGTCGTTCTTTGAATAATCGTTTGATTTTGTAAACCAGGACCCGAGTACGTTTCTGTGAACTGAAACGCTGCTCCTGGTGTTGTCTGTGTGAAACTTGGTTTCGTTGTCACTCCAGTCCATGTCGATGTCACTCCATCAATAGTTACATTGTTTGATCCTGTCCCTGGGGACAGACTTCCATTGGCAGTAATACCAGTACCCGTCGCGGAATACTGATACCCTGTCGAGTAGTCCATAGAATTTATGGTCTCAGTTATTTTTGAGGTCGTCTCTGTGTGGCTCGTCATCGAGCCCTGGGTGAAGTTTGGGACCACGGGGACCGCCTGGACAGCGGCAGCAGTAGTCAAGACTACCGCCGCACTTGTCGCAATATATGTGATTGTCCTTCCAAAATGGGTCATCTCTAACACTCATGTAGGATTACTGACCAATAGTGATTTCGCTCACAAATTGTCCTGTCGCACTTGTACCCGCTCCACCTGCAGTCACCGTCATGGCACCTGTGGTCAGGATGGTACCTGCCAATGTGTCTTTTGTTCCAGCGGCAGTGCTTGTCTGTGATGAGAAGTTACCCACTGCACCAACGCTCGGTGCAGAAGTTGACACAGCGTCGCCTTGGGTGTACGACTGCGTGTAGCTGAACGCCGATCCGTTACTTGCCTGGGTTGCTGCAATAGCACCAGGTGCCATAATACCTGAAGTGATTGTTCCAGTAGAAATTGTTCCAGCAGTTGTACCGTCAGTGGTATTCACTCCACTACCAGACACGCTGTAGGTCGAACCGATCCTGTCTACTTGAGTCGCCGCTGCGTTAACAGTTAACTGAACGCTGCTTGACATTTTACTCGTAATATCGGCATGTGCTGGTGCCGTCAAACCTAACATTGCAAAAAGCACGAGTGCTTTTTTCATTTCTAATAGCTTTCAATGAACGTGTGTATGACTATTTAGATATAATTTTTTTCTAGATTACCGTAATTATAAATACGGTATCCCACCGCACACTTTTCACTAAATAATGGTGGTTGCCTTCGGGGACCACACAATAAAACTCGCTTATTAAGGAGCATAAAATGACTGGACTTAGAAAGTTTGGTACCAAAGATTTTGGTGCTATCGTTGACGCTGCGGAAAGATACAGCGTCGGATTCGATGACCTGTTTTACAGACTACATTCCTATGGAATGGGATCTGTTAACGAAGCGTATCCACCATATAACATCGTGAAAGAATCAGAAGTTAAATGGAGGATCGAAATGGCACTTGCTGGTTGGGACAAGGATGAGTTTGAGGTAACAACGGAATCGAACGTCCTCCTGATCAGATCAAAGGCAGCAAAGGTTAAAGGGGAAGAAGAGTACATGCATCGTGGAGTTGCAACTCGTACCTTTGCTAGAGGATTCAACCTATCTGATGATGTAGAAGTCGGTGATGTGAAGTATAAGGACGGTATGCTTACCGTTGTACTTAACAAGATCATTCCTGACCATCAGAAGTTAAAAGTGTATGAAATAAACTGACTATATAATATGCAACTAAAGAGACCTCGCCCATGGGGTCTCTTTTTGTTTGGAGTTTGGTATGAACATGTATGTAAATCTGTGTCCAAAGTATACGGAAAACTCAGAAACCGTTACAATGGATGTGCCAACTGAATATGTCGATGAACTGATGCGTTACGCGCACATCCTTGCTGATGAGAGGAATCAAACAGCAAGGAAAGCATTAGTTGACATTGTGCGCTATACTTTTAATACATTAATGGAGAAGGAGCATGACCGTAAAAGTCGTAAGAATGGTCAACGGCGAAGACGTGATCGCTGACATTAAGGAGATTCGGAAAGACGAGGAAACTCCTGGTGCAGTCGCATACATGTTTGAAAAACCATACTCAGTACAGATCTTGGAGTCTACTGAGATGTTGTTTGAAGAACCGACTGCGACTAAACAACCACAGAAGGTCAATGACCTTGACTTGAAATTTTATCCTTACTGTCCACTCTCCAATAAACCTGAGATTGTAGTTGCAGTGCATCAGGTTGCACTCATCTATGATCCCCACCCTAGCGTGAGTGGGAAATACCTTGAACTAATTAATGCAATGGAGAACGACAATGCAGGAAACTTTGAAGTTGATTATTCTCACCAACCACCTGTACCTTCTGGGGAAGGTAACTGAACTGGATGAGGAACCTAACTTCCTTATTGAAGAGTGCTACAAAGTGGAGAGCGAGGAAGAACTTAGTAAGTATCCGCTCTACACAGAAC